AACAGTAACACTACATTCAACGGAAGTGAGCATCCGGAAGAATCAAATGCCCTAACACAACCATCACCATATGCTCTCGCTTAAATGAAAAAGAGGCGATACCAGATTTCTCCAGTATCGCCTCTGTATTTTGTTTATCAGTTAGGTTAGTCCTGAGCCAACTTGGCGAAATATGCCAAGGTGTCTTCCTCACCTTCATCATTGCTTGATGAACTAACACTCTGATCCTCGCTCCTCGGTGCGGGTGCGTCCACTCGCTCTTCACGGGTTTCATTGAGCTCGGTAGTTTGTTCTACCGAAAAGGTGTTGGCTACATCTTCTTCACCAAGTACCTCATATAACTTCTTCTTGAGTTCAGCGTAAGACTTGTAACTTGACGGATCGATGAACTCATTCAATCCATGAAGATTGTCATAGACCTTCTTCAACTTGTCTTCATCACCTTCAAAGAGTTCGGTGACAGAATCGAACTCTGACTTATCGTAGTTGCGATAACCTTCAACATTACGAATCTTCAACTTGAAGTTCGCTCCACCCCAGAAGTCAAATGGGTTGATAGGTTTCTCATCCTCGAACTGAGGCTGCATCACATCCATAACCTTATCGAAGATCTTCTTTCCATACTTGTAAAGAAAGACCTTACCTTCGTTTGATGGATTCGATGAATCCGAGATCACAAGAATGTTTGATACGTAATGCAAACGACGCTTGCGTTGACGAACCAATTCCTTGTCCTCTTCCCTTCCTGAGTTCCACAACTGAGAATTCAACTCACTCAATGGATCTTGTTGACCAATTGAAGTAAGAGATCTCTCAATGTACCACCTGCCGGTTGGCCCCTTGAAACCATGATCCCAGAAACGAACCCAAGGAAGATCTTCGGCAGTCGCCGATGGTAGGAAGCGGATAACGGCATAACCATTACCTGCTTTATCGACTGTTGGTTTCCACTCTCGGTCGTCTCCATAAGACTTCTTTTCAGAGACGCTTTCGGCGGCGTTTACCAACTTTTCTATCGACGCAAGTCGATTTGCTTTTAGTTTTTCGAATGACATATATTTTGTATTTTAGTATATAACAATGTATTTTTTTGTGTGTGAAGAAGTAATATAACAGATTTCAATCACTTTGTAAAGACTTTTTTTACGGTTTTCACAAGTTTTTTTGTCTGTATATTCCTTCGAGATAGTAGTAATTTATACTTCAAAATATTTTCAATTTGTTCGGTATACATTCCAAGAGGATCGCTGATATCTTTCTTGAGTCGTTTGAGATTGTTTACCAGAAGATCGATGATCGCGATTGTTTCCGATGAGATCTCTTCGGCCAAAAGGCAATCAAATGGAATCGTAGTTGTACAGATCTGATCAAAGGAATCGCATTGTTCGGAAAGAGTTCGTAGATCCTTTTCAAATTCATAGGAAAGAGACTCCATCCTCTTGACATACTTTGAGTAGTTTTCCTCTTTCATATCTCCTATCCACTTGACTCCGGCAAGGAAGTTCGCAGTGAAGTAGTCGATGACAATATCAGTCTCCCTATACTTTCTCCCTATTCGTTCAAAAAAGAAGCGATCTTTTCTTCGCGTGAATGTTGATTCGTTCGAACTGGTTTTAAAACCATACTTGGTTGCGTCGTAGGAATCATTTGTAAAATGAAGTTTAAGAGACAGGTAAATTTGATATGCAGTATAACCATTCACACAAGATATGCAGTTGTTCTTTTGATAATGTTCCGTTCCATTGCTTCGGCTTCTAGTTTGTCCTTCAATGGCCCCTTGATAATCTTTGCAATGTCTTCCGGATCGATCTCCTTGACCTTACAGATATCAACTATAGCTTCGACATAAGACATTCCATCAGTTTGAACATACTTCTCGACTTTCATACGAAGTTCATCAAAAGTAATTACGGGTTTAATTGGTATTTCATCTGCCATCATGCTTTAAGTATTAAGGTGTTATCGTTGACTCGACCATTTGCCGAAGTTTTCTTGGTTGTGAGTTTCTTGAGAGCGTTTGCGATTTGTTTATCGGTTTTACTTACAATGATTGGCAGTATCTCTTCGGGTTTCCTTATCTTCATAGAGAAGGAGTTCTTTTCGTCATAATCGCGAATCGTTGTTCCCTTTACCGAGAGTCCAGAAAGACTAGTAGTTGAAAGCACTGTCAACTTACGATACTTCTCATTGAAGAGATAGACCTTAACTGATCCTACGACCTTGATCGGATTGACCGAAGCAACTCCGTAATCGGGTGAAGACTTCAGGTAATTCATCTTTGCGACCAACTTGTCAGCACTCTTCTCCTTCGTCTTCCGAGGTTTCCGAGCTGCTTTCTTAGTAGACTTGTAGATCTCCACATCGTTCAACATCTCGTCCAGAAGAGCGATTCGTTTCTTGATTGCGGGTTTCTTGAGATAGGAGTAACCTTCGACCGAATCAAGATTGCTCTTGTCTCGGGCTTCAATCAGTTCCTCCCTTTGTTTAGTGATCCAACCTACAACAGATCCAAGAGAACTGATCGGAGCGTTTACACTCTTCAGTAGAGATCCCACATTGATCTTGAAAACTTTGGTAGTAGTGTTGAGAATCCATTCATCCAGCATCTCTTCCAGTCGAACAAGAACTCCCTCTTGAATGCGTTCTTGCATTATATCGTAAACCGATACTTTCTTCTTGGTGTCCTTGGTTGTATTCCTTTCAACCGGAACCAGAGTCGAGATCTTTCGTAGATGGTTGTCTACCGCTACACCATAGTCTACGCCGTTGTGATACTTAGGCATCCCCAGATTCATCATCCTTGCGAGTTTACCACAACTCACGATCTCGATACACTTTGGCGCTTTACGAATCATCTTCAACGTAGTTTTGTTGGAGGGGCGATCCATTGATTTGACATACTCCTCAATGATAGGGAAATAGTCATCGGTGTTAAGATAGTAGTTGTAGAAGTTCAGAGCCCGACTCAAAGTCTTCTTCTTTTTCTCATCAGTCCACGAATCGGCATCGTGCCATGTTGGTTCTTCACCAGTCCATTTAGACTCGGTAGCGGCGACCAGACCGTTTTTTAGGAATTTACGTTTTGCCATATCAAAAGATTTCTGAATATATGTTTACAATTTGATCGAATCTTGCTTCGAAGAGATAATATCCACTTCCGCCTGGATCGACAATGAAGTCCCCATTCTTTCGTCTACCGATAACCGTACCCGACATAGTTGCACCGTCTTCAACTTTAAAAGTCACGTAATACTCCTTATCAGATTGATCAAAGATTGTTTCGGGATAGAGATCTTCCGGCCAGATCAAAGGAAGTTCAAGTTGTGTCGGTTTGGTTTTCATAGGATAGAATACGCCGGGAAATTCGTCGCAGTAGTACATTATTTGTAAAAGATGTGTCGGCCAATCTTGGTGGTGATTGTCATACCTTTCGCCCAGTAAGGAATCTTGATGTAATCAGCGTGATAGTGATCTGCACCCTTCGTGTAGTTTGTGGTTGGACTTTGAACAATCCGCAACGCTTCACCCCAACGAGGATGTTTCATCGCCTTACTAATACCGGCTTGAGCGTCCTTGTCGTTCCAGCAAGAGAACTGATACTTCTGAAGACATACCACCGCTTCAGACAATTTTCGTTTTGCGGCACGATTCACAATGATTTCGTTGACCGCTTCCATTGCACCATCGTGATACTCACCACCCGCTTCAAGAATCAAAGTAGCGGCAACAATCTCATCAGAGAACCGAATCTTTGACTGAGAACCTTCTCCGGTAATCGCAAGAAGGGCAGAAATAAAAGAGGCAGTAATTAGTATTGTTTTCATCATCTATAAAACAGTATGTCAGAATTTAGTTGAAAGTCAAGTCTTAATTTGTAAAAAGAAAGTAAAAGGAGCGAGAGAGGAAAAAAAATCACGAAAACTCTCTCGCCCCATGCGTTATGAAAAAAATTTAGAAGTCTATGTAAGTCCCCAACAAACCGAGCTCTTCGGCGATGTCAGACTCGTCCGGAGCGATTGGTTCGAAATCAAGGTAGTCAGACGGAACACTTCCGTCACTGACAATCTCAAGGTTGTCGATTTTCATCTTAAAAACAGGATTTTTTTCTGGATTACTCATAATTTATAACTCTAATATAGAGGATTTGAAACGAAAGTCAAGGCGATATTGTGTAAAAAACTTGTAAAATTTAGGTTTCGACTGGTTCACTGTTCAGTCTATAGTTTCGGACACTTTATTAAGCGCGTCGAGCCAGACTCGGTATGGAGTCTCTGTTTCGCAGTATGTGTGAAGCGTCCCAAGTTCGGCTAGGATTTCCTCCCGAGTCGAATCGGCGGTCATCACAGTATAGAAACCGCAATCGGTATCAATGCAAAGGCGACCAAGGTCGTCTCTGGTTATAGTCGGGGTTGATAATGTATTACTCATAATTTATAACTCTAATATAGAGGTTTTGAAAGGAATGTCAAGGCAATATTGTGTAAAAAACTTGTAAAGTTTAGTAGTAATAACGTTTCATTGGTGTCGAGGCCAACGGAGGATTCTTTTCGGTATCATACCCAAACCCGCGATAATTTCCGGTGCCGTGTAAAACCGACTCAAGAACGTTAATAACTCCCATCCGATAAAAATCGGCAGGTGTCTTTGGAGTTTCGACTCCATTCTCGTCACGATTTGTACGCACTACCGGATGCTCCAGATGACTCACATCCTCTAACATCTTGTTAAGTGTTTCTCGCAGCTCGGCGACTTCAATTGTTTTTCTTTTTCTCATAATTTATCCAAATAAAATTTTTCCAATTAGATTTAAAACAGACAACACCAAAAAGTCTAAGACTCTTTCAAACGATTCTAACCTATCGGTGAATTTAATTGTTTTTTGTTTTCTCATTTCTCAATCTTATACCCACATTATGACTTGTTTTATTCCAATGTCAAGGCGATATCGCGTAAAAAACTTGTAAAGTTTAATTCTTCAAAGTCTTTTTGTAATCCCACAG